CGTTGATCAGATGTGCGGCCAGTTTATACAGCCCCATTTTTATAAACCATTCAAGCTGCGGAAACTTTCTGTATCTGTTGATTGCCTTTGCATAATGTATCTGTTCACTCGGTCTATTCTCCGCCAAAATTTCCAGTGCCGAGTATTTCATCGGAGTATCTTTCCATGCTTCCGGCAGGTTTCCGGGATATAAGGTGCAGTATGAACTTTCTCTGTATCCTTCATCTGTGCACCACCGTACAATACCAGTCTGTTTATACTCTCTGTATTCATAACTGCTGGTGCATGGCGTTCCGTTCGGTGCAAATTTGTAAAATGTCCTTACAATCTCAAATAATCCATCATTTGTCTTTCCATCCGGCTTTACTTCTCTGTATGCTGTAAAATACCGCCACAGGAAGTCCTTCAATGATTTGCGGGCGATGGATATGGCCAAGAAGCACCGCCTCATATCTTGCGACCATTAAAGCTTCTCTTGGAATGACCGGCTCAAAGTTTGTGAAGAAGGAGGTCTGCCCTGATTCCATGTTGCAACCAGGAACCGTATAATGTGCCATGAGAATCGGTGTCTTTTCACACTCTGCTCTCAATGCAAAAACCATATCTGAAATATATTTCGTCCATGCAAGATTTTCTTCGTCTGCAGATAAACCAGGGAATTTTGCTCTGAACTCCTGTTTGTCAAATCCCGGCAGGCAGGCAATGTCTGCCCATGGAGTCTTTATTACTCCTGGTTCTGTAACAACATCTACATCCGTTCAAGAACTCTAAACTGAGCAGCTCCATCGTGATTTGGAGTGCCTCGCATCACAATCACATACTTCGAAAAATGTGCTAATGATGTAATGATGTTCGTTGCCGTAATCATTTCGTCTGAATACCTCACGGGGCCAACCTGTTCCTGGTGAAAGATATCTCCTGATACACAAACGATATCCGGTTTCTCTTCTATAGCTACCTGTACCATATATTCCAAACATTTTACTGTATCCTGCGAACGGAGATTTACTCCGTCCACTACAGGTCCTTTAAACTGGCCAATATGCCAGTCAGCAGTATGAAGTATTTTCATTTGCTCATCTCCTTTACTGTTTCCTTCATTGCTGTGATCATGTTCTTTAATTCTGTTTCCAAAAGTGAAAAGTTCTCCTCGCTAATTCCGCAGAATTCAACGCCATCATCTCCCATCTTTTCTCCGATAAAGAGAATATTACCAACAATGGGGCATCCATGTTTATCAAACTCGTAAAGATAACTTCCGATCAGATTTGCTTTGTTCGGCTTCAGCCTTCCCTCTTCATCGATCAGCATACTCACGCACTTCCCTGGTTCTTTAACAGGGCTGGATGGCATTTTCAGTTCTGTGTATAATCTCTTTGGCATTACATGTTCTACAAGGTCACAGCCATTCCCGATCAAGCCATACAAGACTTTATTCTGTTCTCTCATGGTTCCTTCTGGAAATTCATGTACGGACATTTCCAGTTCTGTTGATACCTTTATTATTTTCATCTGCGTCCGCCTCCTCTCTGACATTTAATGCAAAGTGGCTCTCCGAATTTATTGATTGAATATTCGTAAACTCTTTCATTTATGATCTCACCGCATCTGGAACACTGGAAATCTGCCGATCTATCTGGCTCTGGTTCTGGCTCCGGTTCAGGAATAACATCCGGCTCCTGCATTGGTGGATAGTCATTTTCGATTTCTGTATCCGAAGCATATGCCGGATTGTCCAGATCATCCTGAGTAAATACCGTGCTTTCAGATTCGAAATCCACGCTCTTAACTGCTATCTGTGGTGTGCCAAACATATTATTTACAGAGTTCATGCCTTGTGTCAGCATTGCCTGTCTGACCTGCGGATCCGAGAAATCAGGTGAAAAGATAACTGTTGGGATAGCGAAATTTTTCAGCAGTTCCGCCTTTGTGTATGTACCTTTTACGCCAAGCAGAGCTCTTATAACACGAAGCTTCGCACCAGTCATAGCCTTTTCAGCCCAGGTCTTTTTCAGCAGTGCCATGTTTACCAT